AACAAATATTATGATATTGACAAACGAAACAAAAAATAGTATATTTGTATTGGCTTTAGTTTTCCCCGTGGAGTTAAACTAAAGAGACCCTAAAGCAGCGCACGGGAGCTGTTAAACGCTTTAGGCTTTTGAAATAGGGCAGTAATTTTTTACTCCCCTATTTCCATTTTAAATAATAATGTTCCCTTCCTAATCTTATCCATATATTTAAAATCTTGCGGGTACGCATTCCAAAATATTGAGCCGTCTTTACCAAGTCTTAAAACTGTAAAAAAGCTTCTACTTTTGCTATCCTTAAATAAAGAAACATAATTCTTCCTATATTCTATATACCCTTTATCCGAGATATATTCTGTTAGGAAAACCTCAAACGGATTTTGTAATGTAGGCTTTATATAGCTTAAAAACTGTTCTCTTCCGTCTTGTTTCTCCCAAGCATGTTGGAGATTGTTAAGATAAATAATGGCTTTATCTTTGTCGATTGTATCAATAACTGAATAATCCCCTCTATTAAGTCCAAATTCATTTTTTACCAATTGCGTAAACTTCTCAATACCGACATCTTTTATTTTCGGAAGTTGTTTTGGAGCTACTTGAAAATATTTTTCATCAACATCTTTTAATGAAGGGCGACCATATGTTGCAAAATCATTTTGCTTTGAATTAACTCTAAATTTACCGAAATCATCATTAAAATTGAAGAAGTCTTTACCCGGGTTATAGTCCCATCCCCTATCAATTTTAATAACATTGTCAAAATCAGTTCCGGAGCTAACTTTTAACTTCATTTCGATTAAGTCATCATCATCCAAAGCTCTTACCGAACATCTGCACCCCCAACCGTTTGGCGGATAGTGTGTTTCCCAAATAGGATCGTCAAATCTAAACACCTTTCCGTTAAGTTTAGCATGATTGGGACGGGTATTGTTATCCATTACTGCTTCATACATCCAATAAGGACGGTTAGAGGTGTTTGCTATCATTCCTTGATAATTGCCACGGCTGTAAGCCACATTAAGGTTTGTGGTGTATATATTTTTAAGTCTGTAAGGGCTACCAAGTGTTACTTCTTTTTCCGGATCTTCCAATTTATCAATATCAACATTAGGCACGTCTTTAGCTTTTACTTTACCCCACCACCCTTTCATTCGTAAATTACCGGTTAAGTTTCGCTTGAACTCTTCTAAGGTAATACCTTCTTTAAGAGCTTTTTCCACTTGTGTACGTATTTCGGAAAGTATAGATAATTGTGTTGCTTTAGCTACGGTGAAAGCTTTAGTATGTGCTTCTTTATAAACATCATCCCAATTCCAACTTATTTTATAACCTTTTTTTTCAAACCACTCAATTATTTGTTTAGGTTCAAGCCCAATTAAAAATTTATAATCAGTTTCCATTGTCTAATCTTCCGGAAGTTTCGGCAATAAAAATGATTTTAGTTAATACTGCTTCTAATTGGTTTGTATTCATTTTAGGGAAAGTTTCGGCAAGTTTATTCATTATGTCATCATAATCGGCAGAATTATTAATCAAGTCCAATATCGGCTTTAATATTTGTTCTACTTGTAACTGTAACATCTTATCGTTAGGCGTATAATCTAATTGAGTTCCCGGTTCTGCAATCTTTTTATCATTTTCGGAAAATTCGTTTCCGGTTTTTGGCAAATTTTCTTCAATATCTTCTTCGTCAAATTTATAAGTTTTTAAAAAATATTTTTTGGTAAACTTTATTCCGGAACGGCTTAAAATCTCGTCTCTTTCGGCAAGGGTTTTGTCAATTCTTTCTTCTTCGGTAAATTTGAATATTGGAGTTGTAACGTCTCCAAAGTTTATTAGGGCAATATATTTTATAAGCTTATTAATAAAACTTTGAACAATTCTTTTATCCGCTTTAACTACAGCCTGTAATTGTTGTTGATGTATAGAGCTTGCGGCATAAGTTCCTTTGTCTTGAACTTCGGTAGTAAGGGTTTGCGTTATAATAGCCTTTGATATTTCGGTATTCATAAAATACAAAAAGCGTTCGTAACTTTCTACGCTAGATTGTCTTGCAAATTCTTTTACTTCAACACTTCCGTCATCTGGAATAACGGCAACGGCATCTTGTACCATATTATCCAAAGATAATAACAGTTGATTGTATTTTTCTTTTTCAACGCCTCTGGGCAATTTACCAATTATATAAGGCATACCGTATTTTTCTGTAAAAGTAACCCAAAATTTTAGCCCTCCCCGCTTAAAGCTTACAGGCCAAAAACATCTTGATATGGTTTTTTGCCCATACGGGTTGGCAAAAGTTTTTTTATGAGTTGCAACTAAAAACTTATAATCGGGCAAATCAATATCATCTTTACCGTTCTTTTTTAGCTTTAATTTGCCGGTATTATCGTAATAAAACCAATCTCTCGGCTTTTCCAAAATTTCGGAGGGGAGGAGATAGCCGTTTTTCTTTTCCCACATAATTTCAAAAACCGAATAACCGAATAAAACACAATCCAATACTTGGTCTATCAAATTGTAAATATCAATATCGCTATCATTAAGCAAATCGGTTACCAAATTATAAAGAATGTCGTTAGAATCGTTTTTATCAAGTTGAAAGTCCAGACCAAGCACCCCGCTTTTCCTTTGCTGTATAACACTCCACAAGTGGCTATCGGTAAGCAAATCATAATACGCCGAGTTCCCTTTTCCTATTTTTGTTAATATGGGGTCTGGGTCGGGCAAAATTGAAAGGACGTTTTTAACGTAATCCATGCTTGAACGTGTTGCAACTTCGGAACTTAAAACATTTGTAGAAATATCGGGCTTTTTAAACATGCTAAAAAACTTCATTAATAACCTCGTAATAATATATTAGAGTAACTATTTTTTAATGTATCGATAATAATATCCGAACTAGTAGAGTTTTTCCCGGCATATAAAGCTAAAGCAAGTGCCCAAAATCTATCTGCGTGACCGCTAACTTCGGATTGAGCAACATCAAAGCGAATATTGTTAGAAGCGGATGTTACTTTTCTTATGGAATGCAAATCCTCGCGTATGTTGTGGCTGCTTGGTATAACAATATTTTTATCTTCAAAGTTTGTATAAAGATTAAATGCAAGTTCTTCTTTAGTTCTGCCGGTAAACATAATGGGTTCAACTCTAAACTTCCCAAAATCTGTTTGGGTTTCTTCAGCAAGCTGCATTCCTATACCGGTAGAGTCTATACAGCATCTACGGAATTTGGGATGTTTTAGTATATTATATAAAATTTCTTTTTGTATTTTAAAAGAAGTTTTTTCGAGTTCTTTAATAATTCTCGTAAAAAATCTATTCCCTACTAATTCAACAACCCATATAACGGTTAAGTCCTTTCTTCTACCAATATCCACACCCACATAAAAATCATTTTGGAAATCTTCATTTTCAAACAAACAAGTATCCTCGCAGCCGGTAATTAGGTCATAACTTAAAAATGCGGTAGCTTCATCAACGGGAATGCAACAATATTCTTCAAGCCAAGTAGTTTTGTCAAAGGAATCTTCTTCCAAACTTTTAACCCAATTTTCTTTTTCTTGCTTAGTTGCTTTCTTGCCTAAAATTTTATCAACAATTCCGTCATTAACGGCATCGTAAATTGTAGTTGTGTGTAGTGACCAATTAAGTTTTCCTTTTTTAATTTGGTCAATAAATTTAAAGTATAAAGATTGTTGCCCGTGATGAGTTGACAAGATACGCAAAGGGAAACCCCAAGTAATAACTGGTTTAGCTGCTTTCCATAATGCCTTAGCGTCTGTATGAAAGGCGAATTCATCCAAAACAACTTTTCCGCCTTTAGAACGAAACGCCTTTGGGTTGCTTGATAAAGCGTTTATTCTTTTACCGTTACTAAACTCAATGGTAAAGGTTTTTATGCTTTTATCGCTTTCAATAACAAGCTCTCCTAAGTCTTTTGCTCCTTTATCAAACAATTTAGCCCACATTGAGCAATATAGGATATACTCTTTTGCAGCCGATTCATCGGCAGAAGAAAACCACACAGATGGAACTTTGCCCGAAATACAATCTCTAACATCTTCGTAAGCTTGAACGTAAGTTGCTCCTATACGGCGAGACTTTTCCCAAATCTTAATTTTTGATTCGTCTTTAAGCCAATTAATTTGATAAGGCAAAAAATATTTATTTTCGGCTTTCATTATCCTATACCAAGAATTTCTCTTTCAATTTCTCTAATTGTTTCTTCTTTAATGCCCGTTGGTTTATCTTCTTTTTCGTTCTTGATATTAACGCCTTGTAATAATTTTAATGCGGAAATGGCTTTTACAACGGCAAAAATATTATGAGCGGTAGGATTTGCTTTAGCTTCTCTAATGGAAGCTTTTGCAATTTCCAATAGTTCTTTTTGTAAATCGTCATCGGCTTCTATTCTGCTTTTACGCTGTTCTTCCCAGTTGTGCTCTTTCATCCAATTAAACAAGGTTTTTCGTGAAACCGTATCTTTAAGCAGCTCAACAATGGCGTCAAGCGAGTACCCTTCCAAAAACATTTTTTTTGCCTGTTCGTAAATCACAACGCTTTTCATAAATTAAAATCCGACTTTATGCGTAGCTTTAAATTTGTTAGTTCTCTTACACGTAGCTGTAAATCTCTAAACTCTTTTGCAATTGAAATAACCTTGTCCAATTCCAGCTCTTCAAATTTGGCGTAAGGGTCTAATAGTTCTCTTATTAATATCATATAATTATCGGCTTTTAAGTTAGCTTCTTCCAATTGTTTTTCGGTATCTGCCAATCTGCCTTTGGCAATTAAAAGTTCGTTGTTCATTTTTTCTCCTTATGCAACAAATCAATTTTAAGTTCCAACCGTGTTAAAATTCCTATAAGTATTTCTTTATACTTAAGGTCTTGTTCAATGCTCATAAAATATTTTTTCATGGTATCTTCTTGCACTTTTACAAAGTATCTAAAGGTAAAATACCAGATAACAAAGCCAACAACGGTAGTTCCGCCGCTTGCAATAATTTTGATGAAATCGGGGGTCAACACGTCCATAATCACCTATTTTAGTTAAAAACGTTTTAATCTATTTTCTAATGTCTATTAAAAGGCGTTTAACTCGCTCGAGAAACTATTAACTTTTTTTTAACGACTATAAACATGGCTAAGATAAAAAAACCTCGTATAAGCCTTTTAATTAACTTGTTTAAATTTAGCAAAACGTCATTGCAAAAAATATTGCATGGTGCATTATATCTCGCAAAATCATCTTTGTAATTTGACGTATAAAGTTCACAAAATTAGCGAGAAAAGAAGATGAATTGGTTTGCAATATTTAAGACGGGAAAACACACAAGTAATTCCGGAGAAACCAAAGAATATACCACAGAAGATTTGGACAGAATGATTACCAAATTTGAAAGCGGTAAAGTTCCTATAGTTGTAGGCCACCCCAAAACCAACGACCCTGCTTGGGGCTGGATAAAAAGTTTGAAGCGTGTGGGAGATACGTTATATGCTGAAGCAGAAAACGTGGTTAGCGAATTTGCGGAAATGGTAAATAAAAAGATGTTTCCCAACAGAAGCATAGCAATTAACCCTGACGGAAGTTTAAGACATGTTGGTTTTTTGGGTGCAATTCCTCCGGCAGTAAAAGGTTTAGGCGAGGTGAATTTTAGCGAAGACGCAGATTCTATAGAAATAAAAGAATTTAACGAGCCTGATATTATGGAAAAGTTGGTAGAGAACCTTAACGAACAGTTAAATAAACTTGAAAGCTTGGAAAACGAAGTGAAAATAAAAGAAAGAGAAGCAAAAGCCAAGGAGTTTAGCGATTTTATAGAAAAGTGCGAAAATGAGGGGAAAACACTTCCGGCAATGCGTAACCATATTATTGCTATTTTTAATGCATTAGATGGAAACGACAAAACAGAATTTTCAGAGGGGAACTTAGGAAGTTCTATCTCAATATTTAAAGAATTTTTAAGCAGCTTACCAAAAAGAATTGAGTTTAATGAAATAGCGAAGAAAGAATATAATGATAATGAAAAATTAACACCGCTACAAATAGTAACAAACGAAATTAGAAATAAATTGGGGAAATAACGATGAGAATCAATCAAATAAGTTCTAAAGATACTTTAACGCAACAAGTAGTAAATGCTATGATAAATAGGAGTAGCGTACTGGAATTTGCGGAATTTTACAGTATAGTAGGCAATGCAGATTATACAAGGATGAGTTCGGTAGCTACCGGCGGACGTTTTAGGGTAATAAATAGCGACTATCCGGAAAATACTGTAAACCCGGGATTTGCAAACCCGACACTTAAGATATTAGGTGACAAAATTATGGTAGATCAGGCAAACGAAAGAAGAGGTGTGGATATACCAAGTGTAAGAGCAAGAGATTTATTAAACTTTGCAGGAAATTTGGGACGACAATTTAATAATTACTTTTTTAATGGTACAGGTATAGGTGGCGCAATTACGGGATTAAAACTTTTAATTCCTTCCGGTCAAAAAATAACAGCATCAACAAATGGCTTAAATGTTAGTCTTGGGAATAGCGATACTGCAAAACAAAGCCAACAAAAGTTTTTAGAGCTATTAAACCAGTTAATTAGCTCGATAGACGGCGGAGCACAAGTTTTATACATGAATGCGAATGCATTAAGCAGATTAACAACAATAGCCAGAGAGCAAATTCAATACCAAATAAACGAATTTGGTAAACCTGTTGCATATTATAACGGAATTCCGATTAAAGACAGCGGGTATGACTCAACAGGAGCATTGATTATACCGCAAAATGAAACTGTTGGTACTAGTAACGATTGCACAAGTGTATATGCAGTAAGATTTGGAGAAGCACAAGACCTAAGCATTGCAACCAACATAGGAGTTGAAGTAAAAGACTTAGGATTGGTTGGTGTACATTATGTACATAGTGTGGATTTTGACTTAGACACTGTGTTGTTAAATAATAAAGCAGTAGCTAGATTAGAAGGAATAAGACTACCATAATGTATTGTGAAATTTCGGACATATTGAACGATTTGAGTAAAGACGAACTAATATCTTTGCTAAATGATGAAAACAGACAAAAATCTGCAATCGATTTAACAGATGAGCAAGATTTAGTTGTAGTTAGATGTAACGAACAGATTAGTATTTCCGGCAATGAAATAGATGGTTACCTTAGAAGCCGGTACAGTATGCCAATAAATCCTGTGCCGGCTCGTATTAAGCAGATATGCAAAGATATTGCCATATATAATTGCTATAAACGTAGAATGCGTTTAGACATGCCGGAAAGCATTGTAAGAATATACGGTGAAAGAATAAAAGAGTTGATAAACATACAAAAAGGGCTGATTAATCTTGAGGTAACACCTCCGGATGATAATGCGGAAATGATAATTAACAAGACTGAAAGCAATAGAATCTTCTCGAAATACAATTTTTAACAGGTTAATAAATGACAGTTAAAGAAGGTATAGAAAAAATAAAAACCGAACTTGAATATAATATGAATTTGCTTGATGAAAGCGAGCGATTAGAAATATTAGATAATATTGTAAGTATAGAAGATTATGTTTTCACAAGTCCGATAGGCTCGATATTGATAATATATAAGGGGAGTAGTTATAGCGAGAACCAATCCCCCAATATTACAATGCAAACACGCACGGCAGAAATAGGACTAATATTGGTAATAAACAAACATGCCCTAAGAAATAAAACAATAGAAGATTATATCGAATTAGTCTTATATTCTGTTACAGGTATGTATATTGATGACTATATGCCAAGTTATTTGGTAAGTGACGAGTGGATAAGAGAAGAAAAAGGGGTTTGGTGGTATGCGGTAACGGTAGCATTTCAATTAAATTTTTACAGTCATAATACAAGGGTATAAAATGAAAAAGGCACTATTAACTTTTGCGGCATTATTTATTTCGGGGTTTTTGCTTGCATTTGCTTCATATCAATTATTAATTGAGTTTAGCGCTTTCCCAATGGGCTTACTAAAGGGCATTATAGGAATAATGTTATTTTGGGTTATTGATAGGTACGCCATATACGAGCTTGACACAATCGAAGAACTTAAAAAAGGAAATATTGCATATGCGCTATTTGTTTTGGGCATTTGTGTTATTATTGCTGTTGCAGTCGGCTGGGCTTAGCCAAATAAAAACGGCTGATTTACGTTATATTGATACCGCATTTTCTTATGTTGGCACTAAAGAAAAGACCGGTAATAATGACGGTGCTGAAGTTGAACGTTTCCTTAAATCGGTCGGCAGAAAAAAAGGCGATAGCTGGTGTGCTGCTTTTGTTAGCTATTGCTTAACCGTAACTAATCATCCGTTCCCCGTTCGTTCCGGTTTAGCACGTGCTTTTGTTATTAAACAAAGCATACTTGCAACTCATGTTTTGCAAGGCATAAAACAAGTAAGTTGCGGTGACCTAATAATATGGCAAAAAGGAAGTAGCATAAGTGGGCATATAGGCTTTGTAGCTATTGTTGATGATAAAAAATATATAACAATTGAAGGTAATACATCAAGCGGGCAAAAAGGGGCACAGGCAGACGGTGACGGGGTGTATGTAAGGACAAGGACTATACAGCCATATAATTATTTTAGGATAAAATGGTTTACAAAAATAAATTAATAATGATAATGATATTGGTGTTTGTAATAGTCGGGTGCAGTACAACAAGACAAATTGAAATTAAGCCCCGTGCAGTAGTTCCCCCAATAATAGAGGGAGAACTTAAAGCAACCGTAATAAAGGATACTGTAATAGTGGCGAACGAAATAATAAGGAAAGATACGGTTACGCAAATAAAGTACTATCCAAAAACAAAAACTTTTTATTATAAAGTAAAGCCCGATACTATTATAATAATGGACACGGTGAGAACTGAGATAGTAAAAGAGAAAGTTGAAGAAAAGTATAACAGCTGGGCGATGTATGCATATATTGTAGGGGCAGTAATGTTTTTGATAATGACATATAAATTATTTAAGTAAATTAATAGAGGTGAAAAATGACATTTAGATTTGATAATTATTACGTCCTTTTTGAAAAAGAAGGATTATATTATAAGCAACCGACCAAAATAGTTAGTGATGATTTAGCTAATATTAAAACATTAGGTTTGGTTGGTAAAGATAGCTCGTATAAAATAGAGCCAAGTGAAGTAATTAACGATTCACTTGGTGAAGAAGTAATTTTAAGTTACAAAAACGAGGTTGAAATAAACATTGAAAGCGAATTAGACACTACAACCATTGCCTTGCTAGATAGTGAACTTGTAAGTCTTATCCTTATTCCTAAAGAAAACAAAGTAAATTTAAGTCTTTCTAATTTAAGCATTACGGGGCATAAACTTTTGGACGGTTCAAAAGTGCTTGTATTTAAGCCTGCAACGGTAAAATTATATGAAGATGTTAAATTAGGGAATAAAGAAATTAACCCACTAAAATTAAAACTAAATACCATTGCAAATACTAAAAATGAATTAATTAAAGAATTTGTTTTTGAACTTACAACAACAACACCATAGGTGAAGCATGGCTACATTCACAAGAAAAACAGCTATTATAAGGCTTGCAAAAATTCAGTTTGACAATGTTGATTTTGGGTTAATTAACGATGTTAAATTGACTATGAAGCCTATGGAACTTGGACGAGACGCATTTGGGCGTACGGTTACAAGTTTATACGATATGAAACTTGAACTTAATTTAATGGCAAATGATAATGCAAGCATGAAAGAACTTTTTACTATTGCACGCGATCATGGCACCGGAACAGTATATATTTACGGTTATGGCGGAGACGTGCAAATCCAAAATGTGCTTTTACGAATTGAACCGGAGATTAATTTTGATGGAAAAGCAAGTAAAATAAAAGTTTCTTTCGATAGATATATAAAAGAGGCTGAAGCAATATCATTATGGTTATTGACTGAAACACTAAACTCTCCTTCAATTGAAACAATTGTTGACGGAAATAATCCACCAAGTAGTTCATTCCTTAGAATAGAGAGTTAAAAAAATGATT